TAAATCAATTGCTGGAGCTGTTGCTTCATATAAAGCAAAAGGTGGTGGAAAAGGTCCAACTGCTAAACAAAGCAAATAATGACTCAAGACGAATTAAAAGAGAAAATCAAAATCATTGTCAGAAAGATAAGAAAACCAGAACACTTATCTGCTGATGATACTATTTCTTTAGATGCTCCTAAGTTCCCTGTTTTAGAAAAATTTCCATCATTAAAAGAAATTATTGTTAATTTATTAACAGACCAATACGAATTATTTATAACAGATATACAGTGGGTGGCTCCAAAACCAACCACTTTCCGTGTTATACTTGGGAATGGTGAAACTTTTATGTTAACTTATTCCCCACGAAGTTGGATTGCTCAAATTGAAGGTAAAAAATATTACTTATTAAACTTGAGTGAAGAAGAATCAGCTACAGAAGCTATTGCTCGTATTTTATCTTACGGAATGCAAGAAGAAGCAGGAGCAGCAGCTGAAGGAGACGAAACAGCAGCCGCTGAAACACCAGGAGTAGCAGCCGCCGAAGAAGAATCAGAACCAGCAGCCGCTGAAGAAGAAACACCAGCATAAATACAATGGACGTATTAGATCTATTTTTTAAAAAGTTCTCTTATAAATTTGATAAGGGATATCCTGACATGAATAATGAGCAGGATATTTTGTTATTAGGTTCATTACTAGAACAAAACGGAGTATCTATGTACAACGTTATAATTGTAAATGAAGCAGCCTCAGATATTAAAGACGTTTTAATTGATGCTGGTTATGCTCCGGAAGATATTATTATAAAAAGTAGTAAACAAATCCGTTTGTTAACAAAAGGAAATGAGCGTAAATCTACTATGGATAAATTAGTATCCGATTTAGGTTATACTTATAATCCTAATTTTAAAGGTTCATCTTTAGGTGCTATTATTGCTGACGACGGAACTGCTATTATTGTTAAACCAAAAGAAAGACAAGGTGGTTTATCAGCTGGTTTAGATAATGAACAAGCATTAATTGATGGTATTAATCAATATGCTGAAGAAGGACCTATTAAAGTAATATTTAAAGGAACTAATAAAACAATTTCATTTGATAAAGTAACCAAATCCAAATCAGTAGGAACTGATACAGCAGGAGGTAAAAAATCAGACGTTGCTTTATATTCTGGTGATAAAATAATTGGTAATCTTTCTCTTAAAAAAGCAAATGCCTCTATGTGGGAAAGTGCCGATAGAAGATATAAAGATTTAGTTAATAAATTATCTCAAAAATTAATAGATAATCCTTTTCCTAATGTTGGTTTAAGAAAAACCGAAAAAGAGGGAATTTATCGTTTGTATAATCCTAAAACAAACACTGATTTAAGTGGAATTGTAATTACTAATCTTCCAAATAATGAAAACGAGTCAATTGTTTTTGGTACAGATGATCCTAAAGTTCAAGTAATCAAACACACATTCCAACCAAGTGATTTTTCATTTGAAAATGGAGTATTAACTATCCAATCAGGAACCATATTTACAGATTTATCAGATGTTGAAGGTACCGAATATGAACCTATCTTAGTATTAAGACATGATGTTACTCGTACAGCAAGTAAAGGTTTAAGGCCTATTGTGTATAATAAAAATTATGCTTATAAAGATGGTAATTTAAAAGGTTCTCAAGTAGAATTAACATACGATCAAGCAGTAGCCTAATATTTATAATCATGGACTTACAAAAGTTAGTTAAAGAGGCTTTAGATAACAGAAATTGTTGCCAAGCCACAAAACCAAAAAAGTCGTTTATATTAAATGAAAGCGTTGCTCCACGTGAGATATTGTCTGAGGGTCTTAAATACCATATAGACAATAATAAGCCGCTTACTGAACATTTATACCGTGCTGGATCCTCAAATTATTTTAATTTGTGGGCTGAAGCTCGCTCATTCTACTCTCGTGGTATTATTGAAGTTACAAACGAGGATGATTTAGCTATTTTAACTGAAACAAATTTAGGTGAATTTGCTATTGTTGAGGGTAAAAAAGTTCCATTAGATTTCATTATGGAAGATGAATACCTTGATTTAAATGAAATCAACTTAAAATCAGCTGGTGTTAGAGACGCTATCAATAAATTAAAAGACCACTACAAAGAATTAGGTTTTTCAAGCTTAAAAGCTGCTATTGATTTTATTAAAGGCGGTTCATTAGCCGATTGGGAAGAAATTAGAAGCGAATTAAAAACTTTAACTGAAGCCAAAACAGGCAAAAAGAAAGACCCACCTGTAGGAAAACCAATGCGTTCCTCTTCTGGTGGTAAAGCTTACAAAGTATATGTACGCGACCCAAAAACCAAGAAAATCAAAACAGTACGTTTTGGTTCAGGCGGTTTGAAGGCAAAAATTAATAATCCTAAAGCAAGACAAGCATTTGCAAAGCGTCATAAGTGTTCAACACGTAACGATAAAACAAAAGCTTCTTACTGGAGCTGTAGATTACCACGTTATGCAAAATTACTCGGACTCAAATCAAACTTCTCAGGATTCTGGTAAGCCATATACTGATTTAGAAGTTACTGACAAATACATCATTCGAGAGTTTGATGAAAACATTGACCCAATAGAGTTAATGTGGCATCGAGATGATGAAGACAGAGTTGTTGAAGTTATTGATGCTGGTAAAGGTTGGAAATTTCAATTTGAAAATGAATTACCTTGGGATTTTGAACCAAATCAATCCATATGTATATTAAGACACGAGTGGCACCGAGTTTGGAAAGGTGAGGGAAAACTTGTGTTAAAAATAAATTTATAGACGGATTCATAGCCCGTCGCTAAAAAGAATTTTAGAGAGCTGTGGCCTCAATTTGGGGCCACAGCTTTTTTTATTTATATTAACGTGTTAAAATATGGCAAAGAAAATCGTAATTGTAGGAGCAGGTGTAGCAGGTGTCAATGCTGCAACCAAATTAGTTGACAATGGTTTCCCTGGAAAAGACATTACCATTATTGATATGGGTAATGATCCTTATAACAGGAAACCTGAGGAAGTAATGACTGGCTTTTTGGGTGCCGGTGGATGGTCAGATGGTAAATTAACTTACCATACAGCAATTGGAGGTCAATTATCTAAGTATGTTGGTGAAACTAAAGCCATGAAATTAATGGATGAGGTAATTACTAACTTTAAGCGTTTCCACCCTAAACCAGAGGAAGTACAATGTTCAAATCCTGAAGCCGAACCTGATTTTATTAAACCATATTTTGGACTTCGTTTGTTTCCTGTATGGCACGTTGGTACAGATTATCTACATGAAATTGGTAAAAATTGGTATGATTATCTAGTATCTAAAGGTGTACAATTTGTTTGGAATGAAAAAGTATTCAAGATTGATTTTGAATCTCGTTTAGTATATTTTACTTATAAAAACCAATTAGGTGAAGGTGCTATTGAGTATGATGAATTAATTTTTGGAGTAGGCAAATCAGGTATTGACTTTGCTCAAGAATTACAAGATGAATACCATTTGGAAACAGAACCAAAATCAGTACAAATTGGAGTACGATTTGAGGCACCACAACATCACTTCCAAAAGTTGATTGACATCAGTTATGATTTTAAATTGTATCGTAAGTTTGAAGACAAAGGTGTATCACTCCGTTCATTCTGTACTAACAATAATGCCGCTTACGTTGCTGTAGAAAAAACATACGGAGATAACAGTTATAACGGTCATGCTAAAAAAGATGAAGCATATCGTAACAACATGACTAACTTTGGTATTTTGATGGAAATCAATGGTATTAATAATCCATTTGAATGGTCTCGTGATGTAGTTAGTAAATGCCAAATCGATGGTAAAGGTTTATATTATTCTCCTTCTCGTACAGTATCACAAACATCCGAAGGTGCTGAAGTTGAAGCTGTTCAAATTACCTGGACTCGAATGATAGAAGTACTATCAGCATTTAAAGGTTATTTTCAATACATCGAAGACTTTATCGAGGATATGAAAAAAGTATTTCCAACACTTGGTGATGATTGGGGTATTTATATTCCTGAGGTAAAATATCTATCACCTGAACCACTGGTTTATGATAGTGATTTGGCTTTGGTTGAATACCCAAATGTTCACTTTGTAGGTGATGCCCTATCAGCTCGTGGCATTACAGTTTCAGGAGCTCAAGGTATTTTAGCAGTAGAAAAATTTGTTAAACCAATGGACCATTGGGCCGATGAATGGGACAACCATTCAGGAGACATGGTACATTTTAGATAATTTGGAAAAGTTAAAAAAAGATATTATATTAATAATATGACAAAGTATCAACAAACAAGAAAACTTAAAAAAGCAGATGGAACTATCGCTTATGTTTTTGATGGTAAACTACATAATTGGGAAGGTCCTGCTTTAATTCCTGAGGGTGATAATCGTAAAAGAGAATATTATCTTCATGGAATCAAATATACAGAAGATGGTTGGAAAGAAGCTCGTCGTAATCGTGAAGGATTACCATGGTTTAAGAATCCATCAATAACAAATCAAAGATCAGCAGGTTAATATGAAAATAGGTTTTTGTGGAACAATGAGTGTAGGTAAAACAACGCTTGTAAATGCGTTGAAAGAATTACCTGAATTCAGGGATTATCAATTTGCTACTGAACGTTCAAAGTATTTAAATGATTTAGGTATTCCATTGAATACAGATTCAACAATTAAAGGACAAATTGTATTTTTAGCTGAGCGAGCTAGTGAATTGATGTGTGAAAATATTATTACAGATCGTACTGTAGTTGATGTTATTGCTTTTACTAAAGCAGCT